AGCAGACTCTCCCTCAGTTTTGCTATCATCATCAATGGTCAGCCAAGTGTAGATGTGGTAGACACGGCGCAGGCCATCTTCATTGTCACCATAGGATTTACCCTCAATCTTCTCATTGGCTTTCTCAGCCTTAGTCTGCTCTGGCTCAGAGGTGGCGCGAATGAGGTTGATGTCTCGGTATAAACCCCGATCCATGCGCTGATCCATCTCCCAACCCGTAATGTCTTGCTGCTCAGTCACTCGCTGGGCGGTGTAGAAGTTAGCGGCAGAGAATGGCAAAAGAATATTGTCAATGGCAACAAACTCAGCACAAGGTCGGCGCTTTTTGTCGTCATACCAAATCTTCATAAACTGTGAGCCGCCCAAAGGCAACTGAGTCAGCAACTGCTCTTGCTCATCTCTGAACTCTTCAATCTGCTCAGTCAACTGCCAGTTCATGTAGTCGCGCTTGCGCTCTGCAACTTCAGTCTTCTCATCAGTCACATCGCCCAAAATCTTAGTGCGAGTCGGGCCGTCAGGGGGGAACATTTCCTTGATGGCACGAGCGGCAAAGTCCACGCAGGCTTCAGCCATGATGGGGTGAACTACCTTAGATGCACCCATGAACTGAGCGCCACCTGGGGCATCATCACCCAAGCCAGTACGCTTTAAACCCTCTTCATACTGCTTGTCTCGCTTCTCACGAGCCTCACGATCCTTTTCAATTAAGTCAAGGTATCGCAATGCAATCTTCTCTAGATCAATGATGTTTATAGTTTCAGCAAGGTTGCTATAGAAGTCATCATCCTCTTCTGGGCCTTTGAAATCCTCAAGAGTCACAACAGCAGAGCCATCCTCTAACTCTTCAACATCATCCATCTCTTCAGGCATATCTACTTCTAGACCGCCATCATCTTTCATGCGCGAGCCTGCAATGAAGCGATCAGCATCTTGGTCTATTGGCATTTCAGGCATATTGTTTCCTTGTGTGTATTAAGCCGCCACGTTTCTCTTTTCCAACAATGTTCAGCAAGTCTTCGTTGCCGGGGAAAATAACGATATTGCGGGTACCCTCTTCCGCCTCTCGGATACCCCTCGATTGTGCATCCTTGTACTTAATGCCGGGTATACCTTTACTTCTCAAAAACTCTGCAAACTGAGGGGGAGTCATACTCTGATGGGCATGGTGAAAAATTTGCGACATGGGCAGGTCTTCAGAGTTGTAAAACTTCTGTAAACCTTCAACATTGATTGCTTTTTTAACAGCTTCAGACTGCTGAGTCCAAGGCAAGTCATAGTCAAGCATACTAGCCAACTTCTCTTCAGGCAGCTCTACTTGGTACAAAGCACCAGCCTTGAACATCTCTGGCTCTTCGCTCACCAAGGCTTTCTTAAAGTCATCAGAGCCTTGCTGCTTTATTACTCGCACAAAGTCAGCATAGTTTCCAGTGCCATCAAGGAAATCCTTGATCTGCTTTTGAACTGCTGGCGCTTCATTGGGCATGAAATTTTCTAAGGTTGCAAACCTAATGTTCTCAGAGCCTTGGCTTGGATCAACCGATAGCATATGGCGGTAACCCTCTGCATTACCTTTAGCCTCTGCTAAGTAATGACCATGTCCAAAAGCCTGAGTTCCCTCACCAGTTCCAATCTTGGTTGGGTCAAAGACTCCCAATGGATTTTTATCAGTAGGCTTGAAATGGTGTGGTGAACCATGCCATACAGTTTTCTTGGCAGGCTTGTTTTTGCTTGCCTCATACTGTTTTAGAGTGATCTGCTTGTCATAAGGCACTTCACGCATGGCTTTGTTGTACTCAGCCTCTAACGCTTGCTTGGCAGCTGACTCAGCTTTCATCTGCGGCAACTTTGCTAAAGCCTCTTCCTTGGGAGTCATCTTGAGCAAGTTCTTAATCAAACCGCCCGGGGCCATGCGAGTAATACCACCGCGCTTGTATTGCTCTGTTGCATATGACTCTTCAAGTCTGCCAGGCCCAGAACCTCTAGCTGCATCAACATCTGCTTGACTTACGCCGTATTGCTCCATCGCGGCTTGGATTTCATCTTGAGTGCGCTCTTGCGCTAAATAGTCATTGATGATGTTGTAGTAGTTGTCAATGCTTGAATTGTTTTGTGCATAAGTGTAGCCAGCAGAGGGCTGAAGTTCAGCCTCAACAACGGCTGGCGTAGAGATAACCTCTGGTGTATAGGTAACCTCTGGCGTGTAATAAGTCTCTGGCACGCTTGTCTGCGTGATTTGTGCAATCTCTTGGGGAATATCTAATTGCGTACCAATCTGGGTAATTTGCTCAGTCTCTTTTGGCAAGCCCGTTTCAACTTGAGTGGTTGGATTGTTTGCTTTATATGCATCCGCAAACTTGTTGATGTACGCTAATTTAGAGTCGTCGCTTTTTAAATGGAAACGAGACTCATCCATCAAATCTTTCTGGTTCATGAAACCAGACATAGCATCAACAAGGGTGACGTGTGGATTGTTGCTTGCGATGTCGCTATACATCTCATTCATGACTAGATTCGGATTGTCAATAGCCTCTTGAAACGAATTTGCAAACGGTTGGGCAGACATAATAATTTCTACACCACTGTCTCCCAATCTAGAAACAAGTTCATCTAAGTTTCTGCGCGTAATAGCAGGGTCAACACCCGTGGCAATGTCATTAGCGCCAATGTCTAACACCACGGTCGTACCCGGTGCAAAAGTTCCGCCATCCCTCTCAAACACGTTCAGTTGGTTTAGCACATCTGCGGTTTTGTATCCACCTACAGCAGTATTTGTTACATCCTGACCGAAGGCTTTGTTGGCAAGTTTGGTCTTCTCATCACCAGCCAGCCAACTTGCGCCAGACAACACAACGCCACTTAATTGATTTGGCTTTTTAGGTGTGCCTTGGTCAAGCACAGAGTAGTTTTGAATATTTTTTAAAGTGTCTTGCATTGATGGAAGTCCACCTGTTGGACTGCCACCGCTTGCCATGTGAATCAGACCACCATCTTGTTTGCCAATATCTTGGTTACGCTCTCTGAGTTTATTTAACTCATCAATGTATGGTTGATAGTCTGGCGCTTCTTTTGAAGCCTTCAGCAACTCATTGTAGTAATTGGCATCATTCACACCAGCAGGGAATGTGTTGGAGTATTCACTTGCATTAAATGCTTTTTTGGTCAAACCGGGTATCTTGTCAAGTTGTCTCAAGCCTTCACGATCCAAGTCTAACTTGCCATCAAACCATTTGGGCATCTTCACCTCTTTGGGAATAGGCTCCATCCAACTTGGTCTTGTATGCTCACCAGCGCGAACGGCGTTCCTATAGTTCATCATCTTTTCAGATATACCATCAACAATCCCTGCCGTGCCAATCTCTGGATTGCCAGCAGTCCTTGCATAGTTACTCATCCACTTGGCTTGATTGGGCGTAATGCGCCCAGCTTTTAATGCATCTTGCACATCTGGGTGAAGATTCGTGGGCAAACGCGGTGAGCCACCTTCAGTCATATGGATCAGACCACCACGCTTTTGACCTTCAGGGGGTATGTCTAATTTGCCTCGACCTTCTTTGAATGCTTCAATCCAATTGCGTAAAGCCTCATCTTCAGAAATACCAGCCTCCATATGTCGTTGGCGAGCAACTTCCCATGGAACATCTTGAACACCCATGCGTCCATGTTTTTTGGCTGCCTCAATAAGTTCAGGCTCTGTAAAATATTTACCACTATGTTCAATCAAGCCAGAATTGTCAATGTCATTCACTTGACTCCATTTGCCTGACTTTACAAAGTCTTGAACATAAGGAAGGTATTGCTCATTAGGAGTGCGGTTTCCTTTGCCTTTAATTTGATTGATGTGTGGTGGGGCTTCAGGCACATCACGGTATTGAACACCCATTTCATCAAGCAATTGCTTCATTGCAGTTACGCGCTGCGTATTAAGTGGTATATCCAAATCAGGATCAACCATCATTGATAAATCACGCTTTGTTACAGGATTATCCAAATAATTTTTGTGGGCATCAAAAAAGGCTTGAGCATCATTACCTTTGCCAATTTCAATAGTTGCATGGGGTTTATTATCTTTGTCAATCAATGAATAAATCTTGGCATCACCACTCTTGATAGCTTCCCACCCACCCAAACCATAGGACTCACTACCAGCATTACCTGACCCGGGAATATAGTCAGGGTGACCTTGAGGAGGCTCATAACCACGGACTGAATGCCCCATGGCGTCTGATTCAGCTGCAAACTGCCCGGGTTTATCTAATTGCACCCATCTAAACCCTTCAGGGTACTCTTTATAAATTGTCATGTCCTCAAGTTTTTTGGCTTGAGCCACTTCTGCTTTCTTGGCCATCTCTTGGTTGTACTCATGGCTACGCTGAACCGCTTGCCTCATTGACACTTTGTTCAGTTGCTCAGGACGGATGCGACCTGTTGCCAAATCTTCACGCAACACATCAATGATGTGGCTCATACCCAAATCAGAATAGAAACCTCGTGGGGGCATACCATAGAAAGGTGTGTCCTTTGGCAAGTTTGCCATCCAAGGGTCTTTTTTGAGACGAGCCTGTGTTCCATATTTGCTAAGTAATTGGGTCTCATTGCCAATAAGAGCATCTACTCCCTCTTCCCAACTTTTGCCCATAGGAGTTTCAGCAATTGAGTATGGAGGCATTCCAAACTTTTGACGTAACTTTTTATTGTCTGCGGTTTGGTTGTATCCAGAACCTAAGTCACGCCGCATCGCATTCATGTCTGCATAGTGGGTGATGCCCTCATCAGCCAATTTGCGAATTGGATCGCTCTCTGTCCCCAATTGCTTCTTCATGTAATTAGTCAAGTTGGAATCAATCCACTTGTTCAATGCGGCATCTTGTGGGGATAACTGAATGCCAAGTTCTTCTGCATCCATTGGGTTAACATCATGTGCGCCTTGCTTGTATGGCTTTAATCTGCTTTCAACACTTCTATTGCCACTTTGCCAATTACCACCCTCTGGCTTGATGATGTGCTTGACCATGGGGTTAGTTATGGAAGCAGGCACCCCAGGAACCAGAGGCTGACCCATGGCAATCTTCTCACCAGCGGTCTCAGCCAATGCCTTGGCAAACTTCTTAGTTCCACTGCCCGCGGCTTTTGCTGCCTGCCCAACACCCGCTTGAATCAATGGTGCAAAGCCAAGCACATCACCCGTTGCAACGGGTGGTAACTTGTACTTGGTTTCTAGTTCCTCAAGGAACTTTGCAGTATCACTAGCATACTCAACACCCAACTCATTGGTAGGCTTATAGATGCGATCCTGAATGAACTTTTCAGCTGCCTTGTCACCATGAACCAATCTCGTTGGCATAGAGTTGATGCCTTGCAACACAGCAGAACCTAAAAGGCGACCGCCTTGAATAGTGCCTGCCAACTTGTCCAAGGGTGATCTGTCAGCCTGAATCTGCTTCTCTAACTCACCTTGGCGCTGTGCCAAGCGTCTGCTCATCTCAAGGTTTTCCTTGGTCGGAACATCCACATCTACATCTGGGATTTCCATAGCACGTGGATCATCAACAAATGGTTTGTTCTGTGGCGAATTGTAGTTCTTGCTCTTGATGTTTCCTACTTTTGGGTAGAACGCAGGCTTGCTCAATTCTTTGTACTCAGACTCAAGATCGTCCCCACCTTTTTTCATGTGGATAACTCCACCATTCTTCTCAGCAAGTGGAGGCTCTTCTAAACGGGCTTTTGCCTTGGCTATATCTTCAGCAGTCAGATACCTCTGAGGCATTACCTTGTTAAGAAAACTCACATCATCATAGGAGAACACACCCTCATTCATTAGGGTATCCCAATCTTTCATCCCAAGACTCTCTGGTGGAGTCATGTATGGACTATCCATCCCACCTCTAATGAAGTCGGCTTGAGCGGCAGGCTCATTTGGGAAGTAATGCTTGAAAAATTCTTCATTGGTAATAAACTCTGGCCCCTCATAGTCTTTGAACTGAGGGTCTTCAAAGTCAACCTTAGACTTCCAATCCTTGTATTGATCAATCAAGTCTTGATCGGCTTTTGTTTTGTAAGCATTGACCTCATCAGGGGTTACATACCTTTGTTCAGGAAACAACTTCTGAAAACCTAGCTGGTCATCCCTTCGAGGGAATGCTTCACCAACAAGTTTCAAGCCAGTGTTTTGCAAGTCCCTTACCTCTGTCCAATCGCCAGTAGTTACAAAGTCTTGGGTGTAAGGGTCATACTTGTTAATTGGGCGGTCATTTCCCTTGCCCTTGATTTGATTGACAAATTGGTAACCTTGTTCACGAGCAATTTCCTCAGCACGCTTCCATGCCAATCCATTGGCTTTAGTAGGATCACTTGTATCCATACCCTGCGCTTTCATTTCTTTGACGACTTGTTCATGTGCCTCATCAAAATGATTTCTAATCTCTTCATATCGAGGTCTACCAACGGCTCCTGCCTCAATGGTTGCATGAGGATTACCTTTGGGGTCAACCAATGAATAGACTTGGGCTTTGCCACTCTTAATGGCTTCCCATCCACCTAACCCATAGGATGGTGTGCCTCGATCTCCAGACCCCTCTACCCAATCAGGATGTCTCGGAGGAGGTTCATACCCACGCACAGAGTGTCCCATGGCATCAGACTCAGCAGCAAAATCACCGGGCTTTTCTAACTTCACCCACTTAAAGCCATTTGGATATTCCTTGTAAACAGTCATGCCCTCAAGTTTTTTGGCAGTAGCTTCTTCCGCTTTTTTAGCCATTTCTTGGTTGTATTCATGGGTGCGACGAACCGCACGATCCATGCTGAAATTCTTGAGATCACTAGGTTTAATCCGACCTATTGCCAAGTCTTCCCTTAAGACATCCATGATATGAATCATGTTCATATCCTCAACACTAGCTGGATCTAAACGATACAAAGTGCTATCTGGTGGAAGTTTTTGCAACCATGGATTGTTTCTGTAAAGTTTTCCACCTTCCAATTGTTTGGCTGAAACCATATTGCCTTGGTCAAGTATGTTATCAATACCTTCTTCCCAAGTGCGACCCAAATCAGTCTTAGCTAAAGGCTGTTCAGGCATACCCAATTTGCCTCTTAATTTTCTATTTTCTACAAATTGCTGATATGAAGTGTTCATTGCATTACGCATTGCACCTTCAGTAGAGTAGTGTGTGATGCCCTCATCAGCCAACAAACGGACGGGGTCTTTTTCAGTTCCCATCTGTTTTTTAATGTAATTGGACAAGTTATTGTCAACCCAACTATTAAGGGCTACATCCCTCTCCAAAAGGTCTTTGTATTCCAATATCTCTCGCCTAGAATTTTCATACATACCCTCAAGTGCTTTGGGTGTGTAAGTTTTATTGAACTCTTCAAGAACTTCTGCAGGATCAGAGTTAGAAATAGTCTTTCGTTTTAAATGCTTTACGGCATTCTCAACTTCACCGGGTATCCAGTTACCGCCCTCTGGCTTCATCACTCGAGATGCGCCAGCAGCTGATGCCTTGGCAAACTCTGTTGCCCCATGCTTGATTGCTCCCGGCAGATTAGCGATCACCTTGAGCGGAGAGCCAGGCCCATAGTAGAAACCACCAGCCAACTGACCTGCACCCGTAGCCGCTCGGCTCACAGGCGTGTCAGACTTGAATGGCAACTTCTTCTCAATGTCCTCAGACGTTGGGGCAAAGGTCTTGCTCTTCTTCTCCCCTGTCACCAACTCAGACATGGTCGGAGAACGCAGGTAATCATAGGGAATGCGTAGCAAGGACTCAATGTCCCCGGGCGCACCAAGCACACCAGAGACCACACCGCGGGCTACATCAACAGGCACATTCTTAGCCGCCTCTGGGTCTTGCTTAGACCTCTTGGCTTTTAACTGAGGGAAAAACCCAAATGCCGCACCGCCCTTGTCAAACCCAATCGGTTTAGCTTCGGTTGCGCCAGCCTTCATTGCCGCCTTAAAAGCCTGACCACCACTAGCCATGCGCACCTCTTTACGGCGAGTCTCAATCAAGGCGTGCAACTTGGCATCAGGGTGATCCCCCTCAATCTTGCTCTCAACCTTGCCCCCACTCTTCATGGAGTGCTTGAACCTATGCCCATCAATGAGGGCGTGCAACTTCTTGTCGGCATCAGTCATATCAACCTCCTCAACCTCACCGCCATCCTTGTACTCACCCTCTTTGATCTTGCGTTCATTGGCAAACCTCTGTTGCATCAGCCTGTCTAGCCACTGCTGATCCGCATACTGGATCGGATGGGCGCGAGAGAATGAGTAGTAGTCACCAGACTCAGGTTTGTTCAATAGGCGGCGCGCCTCATGGTGGGTCTGCCATACATCCTTAAAGTCTGCAGGCTGATCTAACTTACCCGCAACCTGACCCGCCCATGCAGTCGGATAGTCGGAAGGGATGATTGGGTCTTCAATAATCCGACCGCTTGTGTCCATCCTAGCCATCCTAAAGCCCGCCTGATTCGTCGGCACATCAAGCAACTCAGGTTCAATGATCGCCTTGCGGGTGCCTGGGACTTCTGGAAAGCCCATAGACTGAAACTCTTCCTTGCCCATTGTGTCAAACAACTTGGTGCGAACAATGCCATTGCTCTTGTCTAAGATCATCTCTTGAGCCGATGGGCTACGGATGCCGGGCCAATTTGGTATAGGCGCAAACATCTCTGAGCCAGCCCTCATCGCTTGGTCAAATGCCTTTTCCGCCTTCTTCGTAATCTTGCTAAAAGGTATCTGTTGAATCAGCGCGTTCGCACCCATTATGTTGAAGTCAGTGTTTGTGCCAGAGCCTGCGGTGTAAATGCCATAGACAGGGCGACCGCCTTCTCCTGCGCGTTCAGCCTGACGCCCAAGCGCGGTTACACGACTAAGTCCTGACTCCCATGCGGCTGAGTCATCAGGGTTGATTGGGTTGTAATTGGCATCCATGTAGCGAGGGCCACCAGTCAACCTAACAGGCGCTTCAAGTTCGTTCTCGCCAACGTGAGTTAGGTATCGACCTGCGGCGGCTCGGTCACCAACGAGAGGAAACAGTGCCGCCTCCTCCTTAACCAGCTGCTCAGGGGTAATAGTCCCAATCTTTGGCGGCTTGAACTTGGGGTCAGGCACAGTCGTAGCGTGCATCCCAGACACTGGCTTAGACAACTTGATGCCCCCGCCCACAGGATGGTACAGACCCAAAGCCTCATTTGCCTTCTTATTCCGAGGAGGCAGGTTAGCCATCTGCTCGGCAACCTTGGCATTCTGTGCAGCACGAATGGCCGCCTCCTGCTCATGGGCAGTCCGACCTGCAGACTTGATGATGCCCAAACCGCCCTCAATGATCTTATTGATTCCCATGGTATTTATGCCGCGTAAGGGTTGATACGTTGCGGTCTGATCTCCGCATAGTCTTCGTCATCATAATGCGGCTCAGGGTTAATGTCGAGCCAGCCGCCATCCTTTAGGTATCGGATCGCCTGAGTTGCACTGTCCACATAGTCATCATGGGTTGAGTCAGGGAACGAACACAATTGGGACAGGAAGCCCTCTACCCAATCCTTGACGTAACCCTTTCGGATACTTGACTCAGGCAACCAGACACGACCAGTCGCAAAGATGGACGCCGTAATCTGAAGCCTCTGCATCTTGTCAGCCCGCCCCGGGTTCCAGCCAGTCACAGGCAAATGGGCCTGCCTCAGTTCCTGAATCAGAGAGATGCCAGCCGCCTTGTCCTCAACTAGGATCAAGTCAGGGCGCTTGGCATCCCTGCCCTCACCATAGGAGACTCGCCACTCATCAAGGACTTTAGACTTGAGTTGGGGGAAAGCCAGATGCTCTGCCCAGCAGTCAATCAGCAAGACCGACATGGGGCCGTCCATAGGCTGGAAAATGCCCCAAGTAGTCATGGCGGTCGGATCATTGTGTTCCTTCTCTGAGAAGGCACAGTCATAAGACTGGATGATGTACTCAAACTTTGGGAATGCCTTGTCATGTGGCCACAACTTGAACATATCCCGGCTGACCACCTTGCCATCCTCGAGGTCAACGATCTCGCCCAACACCTCTTGCTGATATAGCTTGCTGCCCTTGTACTGCTCTAGCTGCTTAGAGAATGAGGGGGCTAGGTTGTCTTTGTTCTCATAGGTGCTGGCGCGGTCAATCACCACATCATCACCCTCCCTGCCTATCAGATCAAGGATCAAGTCCTTGGGCTTGGGCGTGGTGGTCACGATAACACGGGGATGGTTACCAAGGCGCAGACCCATGACCATCATGTCCCAAGCCTCTCCAGGCCCCAGATACTGGAAGGCGGCTAACTCATCAGCCCAGCACCAATGAAATTGAGGACCCCGCAAGCGCTCATAGGAGTCGCCAGAGATGCCCCGGATAATCGAGCCATTGGACAGTTTGATCTGGTGATCTTGCTTGTTGTAGTCCACAACCAGTTCCTTGGGGATGCAAGCAAGCAGCCCTGACTGCCCCTCAAAGCAGGTGAACTTGATGTCATTAGAAGTAGGAGCCAGAACCAAACCTCTGGTTCCTGGGTTGATCCAGCACCACCACCATAAGGCTTCCGCGGCTGACCGAGTCTTACCCGCTCCACGGCCCGCGAGCATCATCCAGACCGAATAATCCTGCTCAAGCGGTGGGGGAATCTGGTACTTGTGTGCGCTGGCAACCCACTTGGCATGGGCAATCTGGGCTATGCGATCATGCTCTGCCTGCGCATCAAACTCCGCAAAGGTTTCAGAATCAAACAGTTCAGCCAACATAAGTATTACTTTCCGCCCAAATCAGCCAAAACAGCGGATAAAACCCCACGTTTTTGGAGACTTGCTGGCGCTTGAATGTAATACTTAGCCTGCACGTTTGCTCATTTCCATGTTCTTTATGATCTCAAGGAACTTGTTTGCCCCGGTGTCCTCAGTCTTGATAGGCGCTCCGCCCTCTACACCCTCCACAGCCACACGGTCGCCATACTTCTTTGGCCGCAACTTTGCTGCTGTCCACTTCCGGGCCTCGATGCGGTTCTTCTGCCACTGGATGTAAGTTATGTCTAGGCTAGTTCGCCCCTTGTCATCGGTGTACTCAGGGGGCATCTCATCTGCAATGTCAAGGATTTCATCAGCGTTGGTGTCGGCTTGTTCCTCACGGGCGCGTGCGTATTGCTCCGCGAACAGAGGGAAGCGGATCAACCACTCATAGATCGTAGACTGAGCGGGTAACTTGCCTTGAGTGTCAGCCTTTAGTATTTGTCTTAGACTCATTCCCTCCGATAGCATAGTACAGATGGTATCTGCTATGTGTTGGCTGAATGCCATGCGAGGGGTTCTCTTGGGTTTTGTTTGTTTGGGTTTTTGGGGGGTTTTTGCGGCTTCGGAGGCAACTGCTCCCTGAACCTTGGCGGTTCCTGACTTATTGGCAGTCTTCTTAGTTTCAGGCATAACCCCTAATCCCCATGAGAGTTGAACAAAGGTCATGTAGACCTATGAGTCACCTTTGATTCACTTTTGGGGGAATTTTGCCAAGCCCATGGGCTAGTCTGCACATTTTACTACACCTATGCAGAAAAAGGAAGTGCTAGTCTTTCCTAGCAGTCAGAAGTTTGTAGGTGTCCTCATTCACCATGCATAACCGAATCGGTTTAGATTCACTTTCGATTCACTATCGGTTCACTTTTTAGATGAAACATATGGTAATGACAATCAGAATAAATGACAAGCCCCCTAGCACTTTGTTGCCAATTGACTCCTCATAATATTCTTGTTGGCTAGGCAGCCCCCTCATCATTTCATCTATCTCATGCCTGTTCATCCTCAACCTCCTCAATAGTGATCTTGTACTGCTTGCCATTGCGATCCTCAACCATGATGGTCTTCTTGGTAGAGGCAAATGAGCCACTAGGATCATTGTCAGACTTGATCATGCCAATACTTGAGAGCATCTTCTCTCTATCATTGACCTTGAGATGCCCTTGGATGATGTGAGCAATATAGTCACAATAGGCAAGTCTGACCTTGGGCAAGGTATCAAAGAACTGCTTGACAATGGTATCCATGGTTTCAAAGTGTGTCATTTTTCTTCTCCAATTTGAGGTGTTGCAAAAGTTGTACTAAGACCAAAGCATCATGGCTATTGGCATTCTTGATCTGTTTCTCTATCTCATTGAGGGTATAGGCATACCCATCATTGAACCCCTTGATGTAATCTGACATGATTGTTTCAGACATGGTCTAACTCCTCACTTTGTTTTAAAAACCTATACATTGTTTGCTCTGAAGCACCCATCTCCAATACCTTGTTGAGTTGCTTGAAGTCACCCTTAATTGTGGAATAGTGATAGACCTTTTCCATAAAGTCTTCATCCTTAAGTTGACAACCATGTTTCCATAGCCCATAAAGGCAGTCCATGACCTCAAAGTAGCAGTCTTGAGTCACCCTACCTACTTGGAGTCCATCCTTGTCACAAAGGCTTGTATAGGTTGAAAAGTGATTGCTTGGGCTTTTGATAAACCCCCCTTGTGCTATGACTCTGATAGCCTCTTTTAACTTGATTGTGTTCATGCTCATGCTCCTATGTTGTTGTAATAACCTTGATTGCAAAACCTAACCGATACTGAGTTAGGCATCCTCTTGATGACATCAACATCAGTCATCCCCCCTACAAACCATGTGATTGACTTCATCACATCTTCAATTTGATCCTCATTCTCAAGAACAAGAGTCTTCTTGATTGGGTTCTTCCAATTGGAAGTTGGCTTGACTTTGTTGAACCAATCTTGCATTTGGTCTTGGGTCAACTCAGCCCTTTTAGCCCTTGGCTTGAACTCTGATACTTCTACAAATGTCAACATGATTAAGTTGTCCTTAAATGAATTGATAAGAGTTAAGACCAAACTGCTTGTTCAAGTAGCTAACTGCTACTTCCATGTCATGTGTGTTGATAGTTCTATAGGTATTCTTGTTGTCAGCAGTAAGTTTGAAGCAAATGCCTTTCTTCTTAGCCTTTGCCAACTTCTTCTCTTCCAAAATCTTGTTGACCAACTCTTCTACAAACAAGCCTACTTCCATGTCATACATCTCATCACAAAATGAACTTTTCCACTTTGGCAAAGTCTTTACATAGTTGTGCAACAAGGCATAGTTGGGAGTCACATTCCATGTATGTTGCACACCATCTTTGCCAATGTAAGTATTGATTGAGACTTTGGTTGCATCTACATCAAAGCAATGCACATCTACCTCACCCCCATTTGCATCATCCAAGATTTCTGCAAACTTTTTGCCATCAAGATACAAGGTTGCTGAATAGCCAACACCCTCTCTACCATTGAAAGACTTGATGTTTTTTACTGAGAAGTTCATTTTGTTTTCCTAAGAGTTTATGAAGTGTTTTGAATCCCCCCTTGAGGGGGGGAGTTGCTTTACTTGGATGTGACCTTGACTGAGAAAACTGCTGAGGTCTTTGTGTACTGAGCAACTTGCTCTGATGTGATGCCAAGATCAGCACACAATGTCTTGTAGTCAACTGAACTTCTATTGGACTCAATGTAGGTTGCCTTGAACAATGAACCCTCTACAACCTTTGCACCCCCTAGAGATGCTTGGTCTTTGATGAAGTCTTTGATCATGTCGGCTTGCTTAGTCAGATCAGCAATCTGAGCCAAGAGAGTACCTAGTGTGTCTACTGATACTGCTGAGATGTTGAGAGGTGCATTCATTTGTTTACTCACTTTTGTTTAAGTTACCCAACTGAATTTGTGTTGGTGATGCTAGTGTAATATCAAATTAAACGATACTCAACCCCTATGTTGTAAAAAAAGCAAAATAAATGCAAAAACTAGGGAAATCACCTAGAAAATAACCTCTTTAGGGTGATTTCAAGGGCATCCAACTCCCCCATTTTCTTGATCGACCACATCCTTTTCTGCCCATGCCATCCATTAAATGACCCCTGATGGCAGTCCTTACAGAGGGCAATACAAGTGTATTGCAGTCCTTGCTCTATGTGGTGAGCATCTGAAGGGCCTGGCTGATCACAGACAGAGCAAGGCAGTTCCTTGACTCTGCCTAGATGCTCCCTCTCTACCTTGGTGAGTTGATTGTTCATTTGCCCCCTACATTCTTTTCATAGTCAGCAATCCTCTGACCAATCCACTTCATTACAGGCACCGCCATAGAGTTGCCTAATGCCTTGTACCTTGGGCCATCAGGACAGTTTTTCTTAATGTTCGTGTAACCATCAGGGAAGCCCTGAAGACGTTCACATTCAGTTGGCGTGAGTCTTCGTACAGCCATTGATGCTTGGACACCCATCATGCCTCCTGAGTTGCCGCCCACCCTTAGAGTTGGGGACAGACCCTCAGTTGCATCCCGACCATCATCAATGGAACTAAAGGCAATCGGATGCAAGATGCCAATACCACCTTGACCCTTGGCGGGGTTTGGCTGAGTAGTGTCCAAGGTCTTGGAGAGGTCAACCTCACGGCAACCACTATCAGGGTTGCTTGACTTCATAGAGTTGCTCTCGGTGCTATCAAACGAAAACACCTTGGGCTGAACAACTCCAGTGCCACCTTGATGCATATTGGGATTGCTGCCTACTGCATCCAAGGTCTTGCTCGTATCGGTTTGGGTGACATGGATGTCATCTTTCAAATCCCCCTTACCCGGAGAAAAGTTGTATGCAAGGGCTACGGCATGACCATGGGCTTTGGTGAGGGTAGGGGATGGCTCACCCTCATTAAACAGCCCAAGGGGCCAATCCTCGCGTCCATTGACCCTTCCCAAAGCATTCTGAGTGCTGATGGGGTAGCAGTCCACTTGAGCCACAAAGGTCTGAGCATGGTGAGACTGTGCGCTTGGTTGCAATGCCTTTAGTGCGGTAGCCACTTCCAACTCAGTTGCACTGAAGTTGTTGGCTTGGGCATCCTCTCGGATAGAGAAGGCGGCAGTCGCAAATGGAACATTGCCCCCTCCTGTACCCCATCTTGATGTCACGGTTGAGCAGACATCACCCATTTCTTCAATTCGGCTATCCGCAGGGTGATTCTCATAGACCACAGGGATGACCTTGGTGTGGTCATAGTTGTCTACCCCCTTGTAGTCCCTAGCCATTAAAGGTCCAGTCACTCCTCGTCCATCTGTTGATCCATCAACTCGTTGGGCAAGGAAAGTTTCGCTTCCTCCTCCAAGGACTCCTCCGCTTGCTTTGAGAGTTCCTCCGACGTCTGCTGCGCGGTATTGAGCAAGGCTGCTTTCAAAGAAGCCGGAAGTTCTTTCTCTCGCTTTTCGGCTCGGCGCAGGATTCCTCTGCAAGCTGTCGCGCTCAAAAAGTACCGCCGCGGCAGGTCGCCAGTCTCCAAGGTGTCCAATAACGAACACGCGACGCCTTCTCTGGGCCACTCCGAAGTATTGAGCGTCAAGAATTCTGTATGCGAACCCATACCCGAGTTCCCCCAACCCTCCAAGGAAGGTGCCAAAATCTTGTCCGTCGTTAGATGACAAGACTCCGGGGACGTTCTCCCAAACCAACCACTTGGGGCGAAATCGGTCAGCAATTGCAAGATAGGTGAGCATGAGGTTCCCACGCGGATCATCCAATCCTTTTCTAAGTCCGGCGACACTGAACGACTGGCAAGGTGTTCCTCCGACGAAAACATTGACATTTGTTCCAAGATTCCACTCCTTAAATTTAGTCATGTCACCCAAATTAGGGACATAAGGGTAATGATGTTTCAACACTTCTGATGGGAACTTCTCAATCTCTGAGAAGCCAACAGGATTCCAACCAAGATCATGCCAAGCACAAGATGCTGCCTCTATGCCTGAACACACGGATAAATAATTCATGTTTTCATACCTCGCACATATGCCGCAAAGGATGCGGCTGTATCGCCAGAGGATTTCATTTTGTCAAACACAATGGCTATTTCTTCAAGCACCTCATTGCGGGCTATGTTTTCTTCAGTGTTTAGTTGACGCTGAACAATCTGTCGCTTGCGCCAACCAAGTGATTGCTCCAACTCATCAAATGCCTCATCTTCTTCTGTTCTCATAATGTTGCCTTTCCTTCTGCTCTGTTGTTTGCTTGTTCTGTTCGCCATATTTCCACTCGGGCTTGGGCGCCAATCAAATCCCAGCGGAGTTTCTCTTCACCCTCTATCGCTACCTTAAGACCATTGAGTAGCTGTAAATACTCCTCATGGGCATAAGCCTCTCTCTCCTGTGCGCCAAGGGAATTCTCCATTGATCGCTTCATAAGAATTGATTTAAGGGACTTGCGATATTCCTCGAGGTATATGCGCTCTGATTTAGCTCGGGCAAAGTTCTTGCCATTGAGTAGGATGTAGTCAACCGCCTTGTGTGGGTCTCTGTCTTCACTCATCATTCACTCCTCTGAAACTATTGGTTGCCCAATAAAACCAAAACAAAATAAAAACTAAACCCCAACTAATAAATCCTGATAGAGCAAAGAAAATAAATAGGACATTAAAAATGGTGTCCATCAATCTCTCCTTAAAGTGAACCAATTGAAGTTAGTGGCCATGACATCTTCATAGTTGAACTTACGCCCAAAGCATCGTTCAAATGTGGTCATCTTGTCACCCCATCCAAAAAATCTGTCGTCATACACAAAAGCCCTGATTGGTACTGTTAAGCCACCATAAACAAAGGCTCTTCCCTTTTCTGTCACACGCCACAGGCCACTAGTCTTAGTGACCAAGCCTGTAACTTTTTTATCCTTGGGCCTGGCTTTAGGTGCAGGCTCTACAAAACCCCAAAACTTCATAGTTGTAAAGTTCTTAGCACGAACCGACCATCTCGGTGCTTTACTTCCCATGTCAATGTAACCAGCATGTTCTGTTGATGCTACTGTCATCCACTTAAGAGTTGCCGCCATGGTCTCATTAAGGTTGTAGTTATTGATCTTCCCCCACTTTTCACAACATGGGCAATGACCGCCATCCCCCTCAATGGTCTTAGCCCAATTGCGTTTTAACTCTGCAAGAAAATCTCTTTCACTTTCAAAGAAATCTAACTGCTCAGTTGTTGACATATTTTTCCCTCGCTTTCATCATCTCCTCTGCATATTCATAAGCAGTCAATGCTGCCGACTCACAATCCTCACCTCTGTATGCATTGATCACCGCAGGTAATGCAAGCATTGCAAAAAAATCAATCAATTTAGGTTCTTCCATCACTCTGTTCCTTCTACTGTTACTTTGACCATCCCGCCAACCTCTTCTGCCCAAAAGATTCGCAAGTCTACGATTAAGCAGTCATCCTTCATAACCCCTGCATGGGTCATGCCATCAAGGACTGCTTTGAGTAAGTTATCGAGGTCACGCCGCCTGCGGTCAGGTCGGTATGCCTTGATAGTTACTTTAAGAGCAAAGTCATAATGCTTTGCACCCCTTTGTATGAGTACCTGATCGGCTACTGCTTTGCGGTACTCACGACCCTTGGCACTCAGTATGGTGCGACCATTGAATTGTCTCCAATAGGTGTTAACCGTTGGTGGCCAAGGTAGTGTTAGTTCAATCATTTTTTTCCTTGTTTCTTCGTTTTAGTTCTCTCTCATTCAACTCAAGTATTTGCCTTTTATTTCCATTCACCATCTGATCCACGGTTTCCCTTGTCCCATTGATCCCGAATATCTCTTTCCAAAATTGATCCGGGATGCATTTCATTCCAGCCTTTGACACGCTTACCAACTCGGTTAACACCTCCATTGATCCATACGTGTGCCTTCTGACGATCTTGTAGGCGCATTTTGAGGATGGCGCGAACGAGACAACGATGGCGAAACTCATCTTCTCCTTCTCCTTCTCCCCATCGCGTGAATAAGTCACTCAAAAATCCCCCTTGTCATCAAAAGCCATTGGCACAGAATCAGATGCATCTACAAACTGCTGACTCTCTTTGTTGTACCAAAGGTTGTACCACTCCTCTGCCTCACCATTCCTTTGCTTGTGACACATCAACATGGCATCAGGGGCAAACTTGTCAGCAGTCCCCTTGAGGTGCATATCATGTTCTTTCTTCTTGTTTCTCCACACCATTAGCACATTGTCAACTTGGTCTGATATAGCACCTGAGCCTTTAACATCATTCTTGTTTGGCATGATCTCTTCACTTGCCAACTTGCGGATGTGGTGAATCAAGTGAATGTGAATGTTGTGGTCACGAGCCAATGCAGTCAACTCATCTACAAAGTATTTCTGTGCGTTGTAATCATCCTCACCCGCTACACACTTCATCAATGAGTCAACAAAGAAATGCTGCACACCCAACTCCATGGCACAGTACCTTGCAACTGCAATAACTTGCTGAGATGTCACGGTTCCTTGTTGGTCATAGAGCCACAACTTTTCATCCACAAATGAGCCAAGCCGAACAAGCAAGTCATCTATGTATTTGCTCTTGCCTATAAATCTTGGGGCATCAATGTTCTCACCTGCAAACTGCCTAAGCATCCGATACAAAGTCCTCTTAGGTTTCATCTCAAATGAGGCAATACAAATCTTTTGGTTCTGCTTCATCAAACCCATGGCAATCTGCCCTGTGATAAGGGACTTGCCACCACCATTTGATCCCGCATATAGGGTTACCTCACCCTGTCTAAACTGAAAGGTTGAGTGAGTCTTTGACCAAGGCATGACTGTAAACTTCTCATGCACAGGATTCAATATCTCTGCTTGCAGCTCTTCAATGTATACCTGAGCCTCTTTAATCTTCTGAGTCAAATCAGTTGATTTGAGGTACTTGTCAAAATCAATTTCATCAGGTCTAAGGATTCGGGCTTTCCTCATGTCATCTAACTCTCTTGCCCTCTGAAGAACATTAGATGTTTGCATAGTGCATCACCTCTTCAATTCTTTGTTGGGCAACCTTTAGTCTTTCCCTATCCTCATCTTGAATCTTCTTGCCATGACTCATGTCATAGGCACAAATGGACACAATCAAGCACTCAAAAGAAATAATTCTGAGCAAGTCACTTGCATAAAATGCAGGCTTCATAGGCTTGGTTGAATGGGTCTCACCACTCCACTCTCTCCTTGGAGGGAATAGGTCATTCATGTCCATGCCCAAGGCTTGGATGACATTGATGGTTTCACACCCCCCAAAGCAATGGAGCAAGACCCGACCATCCTCACCCTCTCTGATTGCAAGGGATGGGGATTTGTCATTGTGGGCAGGACAACAAGCAGTCCAGGAACCGTTCCTACCTTTGACTTTCTCAAGCCTAGAGAGCATCCTCTCAACAGGGGTCATATGCCTCTCCTTGCAATTGGGGTCTGAATCTCATCTTCCCATCTCTTTTGGTTGATGTAAGTCAAGGGGGCGGGTTCAAACCCTGTAGTCCATTGCTCAGAAGTCTTTAGGGCTGAAACATGATCAAAGATTTGGTCAGCATACTGATCCAACTTGTGCTTGACCCACTTGGTCTCACAAGTAGACTTGGCTACCTTTCTCTTTGATGTTGGCCACAGTTGCCAAAACTCGTCGAATTTCGACGATATATTGTTATTCTTCTTCTGTATCTGTATCTTCTTAGGGTTCGTATCCGTATCCGATTCGGTTATTAATTCGGTTTCGGTTGGTTTAAACCCTTTGTTTTCAAGGCTCTTGGGTCTGCCCCCTCTTTTTCCGATCTCTCTATTGGTTGCAACTTGAGATTGATATTTGGCTATTTCAACGTCTGCTCGACTATTGTGATAACCATTTTCTTGCTTATCAAAAAACTCTACCAAAACCGATTCGGTTTCCTCAGTATCCATGCCAATTTTTCTTGCAACTGCCTTCACATCAAGTGGAATTGGTTTCTCACTCATGTAGTACAGATCAAGAAGTCTCCGATAGGCAAGGTCTTCAGCATCAGAGATATGCTTAGTGTGTGTGATGTAGTCACCTATGTGGAATTTGTACCAAATCACTTGAGTTCTCCAAAAATGTCAGGTCTTAAGGTTGCCCTCTTGACCAAGCCATTGGTGTATCTTTCAATTGCCCCACTCAACTCAGGGCTAGGCACTTGTCTGCCACTTATGATGAGACTGATCCATGTCTTGCTCACCCTAAGTTTCTTAGCCATGGCAACCTTTGCCCCTCTTGGCTTTGCATCAAAAAATTCACTTAGTGTCATCAAATTCCCCCTTGTTATTCATCTTCATCTTCATTAGGATATTCATCCTTGTTAGCCCTATCCTCATCAGTTTCAATGGCCGTATGAAGTGCCTCATACTCACTTTTGGCTTTGCGTTTTTGCTCATCAGCTGCTAGTTGTTCAGGGGTAATCTCCTTAAACTTCCGTAGCAGGTCAGCCTCTAACTCATCCATCAAACTACCTATGCTTTTCATAAATCCTCCTTGTTGGTTTAACCTCATCATACACCAAAAAAAGGTTTGTGCAAGGGGGTTGTATCTTCAAGTTAAATTTGATATATTAGAAAGGTGTTTAACTCAAAAGTGAATCTATGGAACAAAAAGTGAAAATCGGCTGCCATTACCAGCGGCCACTCAGAGTTGAGAATGATCCCGACATGATCCTCATGCAAAGGGCTTTGTTAGGCGATAGAGAGAAGCCTATCCAATGGTGGGTTTACCTCATCCTAATGATTGCTTGGGCATTAGGTATTTTTTTTATATGGGTGAAATGACCATGAGTGAATATGAACAAGCAATGCTTGAGAAGCAACAGATGCTTGAAGAGGCTCTCATAAGGGCTGAATCAGGCATTGCAACCGCAGAGGATTGGAACATCATCAGATATGAATGTGGTGTACCAAGCCAACCAAAAGTGACTTTAGAAACAATATCCATAACTAGGAGTGAATGATGGCTTTAGTAGCAAAAGAGAGTGGCGGTAGTGCCAATACATTTTTCAATGTCCCATCAGGGATGCATCTTGCAAGGTGCTACCGAGTGGTTGACCTTGGAACTCAAAGAAGTGAGTATCTTGGACAGATTAAACATTTGCCCAAAGTGATGTTTCAGTTTGAGGTGTTTGGTGAGGATGAGAGTGGCAAACCATTGACTACCCCAAAGGGTGAACCTTTAAGTGTGACCAAGAACTTCACCCTATCCCTATCTGAGAAAGCAACCCTTAGAAAGGACTTGCAGACTTGGAGGGGCAGAGAGTTTACACCTGATGAACTTAGAGGCTTTGAACTCAAAAATGTTCTTGGGGCCTGGGCTATGCTTTCCATCGTTAAAGCAGTTGGCAACAATGGCAAAGAGTATTCCAACATTCAAGCCATCCTATCAGTACCCCCTCAGATCAAAAAAGCAGGTCTGCCTGAAGGTCATAACCCTACTGTAATCTTTTCAATTGATGAGCCTGACATGGCAGTCTTTGAAACTTTCAGAGATGGGCTTAAGGAAAAGATCATGGGGTCTCCTGAATGGCAAGATAAGCATGAAAAAGCCTCAAAGCCTAGCAGTGGGTTTGATGACATGGACAGTGACATTCCCTTTTAAGGATCAACATGACACTAACAACACCTACAATCAGGGCTAGTGAGTCCAACCATTGGTATACCAAAGATGGTGTCCCACAGTACACCGTCCCCTCTAAAAAGGATGGCTTACCAAGGGCAACCACTCTAAGGGATGCCCGAACAATGGGCTTAGTTCCATCAGTAACAACCATCCTTGGTTGTGCTGCCAAACCAGCACTCATTGCGTGGCTTCAACAACAAGTGTTGTTTGCCGCCTTAACGCTTCCCCGCCGCCCAGACGAGCCTGAAAAGGAATACATCGAGCGAATCATCAGCGATTCCAAAGAACAGGGTCGGTCTGCGGCGGATGCGGGAACTGCCATCCATGCATCAATACAAGGATTTTATGAAGATAGACCAACAGGAAAACACCAAGAGAGTGTTGATGCCTGTACCAAAGCAATCACCGAACACTTTGGAGAAGCCATTTGGATTTCAGAGAGATCATTCTCACATGAGTTTGGTTTTGGCGGTAAGTGCGATCTATTTTGCACTGGCACCCTCAATGCTGTCATTGACATTAAAACCAAGGAATTCACCGACCCCAAAAAGGTTGAGGGATATGATGAGCATCTGATGCAATTGGCTGCTTACCGGGTAGGCTTGGGCATTCCAAATGCTCGATGTGCCAATGTCTTTGTGAGCAGAAATGTGCCTAACTTGGTCGTGGTCAAGGAGTGGAGTGAGGATGATCTCATCCGCGGATGGAAGATGTTTCTTGCCCTTCTTGAATTTTGGCAACTTAAAAATCAATTTTAATTATGGAAAAAATACAAGCATATAAAACTACTGATGGCACTCTTTTTGACAATGCCATTCAAGCAGAGAGACATGAGATGTTTCTTGAAAAAAACATAATCGTTGAAGATTTTCTTGACAGCGAATTAAACCAATACAAAGCAATGACCTCACGGTCTATTGCTCGTACAACTGTTATCAACTGGGAACTTTGGAAGGTAAAAAATGCAATTGAGTGAAGAAACCATTAAGCAAATCTTTTTCTACTGTGATCAATATAAACCCAATGCTTTGATTGCTGATGAAGTGGACATTGTCCAATTTGCTCATAAGATTGCGGCTTACGTTGAACCAATGATTGCCGCAAAGGAACATCAAAGATGCGTACAAATTGTCAGCGACATGAACCGGGAAGTGGCGAATGCTCTGAACAACCAGAAACCGAAATAGAAAAGGCTCTTAGGGAAGCCTATGAGAGAGGCTATGACGATGGGTTTGAGGAGGCTCGTGAGAGTTTTATTCAGACCCAGATGTTGCTCTCTCATACTGGTGGATCAGCATAAAAAAAGCCCCCAATAAAGGGGGCAAAGAAGGAGAGTGGCAACTGCTCCTCAATGGCATTCTACTCCTTTGAGCCTCGGCTCTTGAGGTAATCATTGAGCATTACCGCAGGGATGGCTCCTGCACCCATGACTGTGCCAGCGGCGCGTGTCAGAGGGTGTGGAACCATTGCCAAGCCTGAGCCTAAAGCACCAATACCTTGGATGACTGCACCACTTCTGTCACCTTTTTCGTAGCGTTCAATGAGGTCGGCAATGTCATAGCCCATCGAGCCGCCAGCAATGGCTGGGCCAATGATGGGGATGCGAGCCAATGCACCAGTCTTGCTAATTACATTGGCTCTTCTTGCTTCTTTGAGGGCTTCTTCAGCAATTATTTCGCCTTCTTTTTTCTTGCGAAGCAACATATCTAAGACTGACTCACCCGCCTCTGGTACGCCATAGCGAGCAGACAATTTTGTAGTTACTGGCCCATGACCTTTTGCACGCTCACGGTTTGTGACCACATCTTCTACGGTGTAACCTTTACCACGGCCATAGCCAGTATTTCTTTTGTATTTTTGACCCGGAGAATTTGGGTCAACTCCTTGAGATAGTGCCTGACTTGCCTGAGAAGCCTCTCTGCTTGCATTTAGCGTTTGGTTAATCTTGTCGATCATGCGACCACCAGTCTCAGCCGTTCCAGCAAGGACACCAACACCAGCACCCCCAAGGGTCATCAGGGGCTTGTCTACACCCCCCTCTGCATCTGATATGGCATACCTTGCAAGATCATATTTCTCACCAAGGTTAGACCGCTGTAAGGGGTTATCTAAAGGCTCTGGTTGACCACCAAGATCAACACCGTTTTGTTGTTGTTGAGCCTCTGCTTGCGCAGGCAAGTAACCATTGATGCTAAGGTCTCTGAAGTTGTTAACATCACGCCAATAGTTCTGAGTCTCTTTAGGCATAAACTATCATCACCATGCTTGGCATAGCGATCAGCCACTACAGGTCTTGAGTTGTAAGCAATAGCCGATAACTTGGCATCACCTTTGTAGCGATCTAAATTCTCTTTAAGGATGCGTACACCAGCAATGACGTTCATGCGAGGATCATTCAAATCCTCTATCGTCATATTCAATGGCTTGGCATTGTGCGGCATAACTTGCATTGGCCCAATAGCGCCGCTGTCTGGGTTGACCCTATTTAAAAACCTGTTCTCTCTAAACGCAATAGCCAATGCAAACTCAGGGTCAACAAAGTTTGCTCGTGCCTCGTCCGCAATCATGCGGGCCGTGGTCTTTTGATCTTCTGTGAGTTTGCCGAAGTCCATGTTTTACCTCAACGAATTTGTGACTCAAGCGAACCACCGCCCGATGGTTGCACTCGCGTGCTTGGTGCTGGCTTGATGTTAGGGAAATACTTGTTGGCAATCTGCTTGGTCACTTGACCATACTGATCGTAACGCTGTTTTAACTCAGATGACTGCTTAAAGTCATCCATTAAACCTGCTGGGTTTTTACTCTTCCACTTGCTATATATCTCTGAAACATCTTGATCATACTCAGCACGAGCCTTGACCAACTGCGACTTAGCCATGGCTGAATTCCTTGTGTCTTCCCAGACATTGGGGTTCAAGTTGGCAATTAAAGCACGCTCACCTTCAGTAATTTGACCTTGTTTAGGCATCAATGATATTGTGTCTTGCAAGTTCAGCATGGTGCTATTACGCAAGATCATCTGAGCGGCACTCAACTCTGCTTCAGTAGCGCCAGCAAGCATCATAGCTTTCTTAATGTTTTGAATTTCAAGAGTTCCAAGAGGCGTGCGAACACCTTGCTTGCCCTCAATAGCCGTAGCAATGATGTTACGAATTGTTGGTTTTGTAAAGAACTCAAACACGCGACCTGTATTTTTGCTTTCAGCAAAGCCGTAAATAGAGTCGGCGGCAATCACTCGCTCTTGGGATGTTTCTCGACCCAATTGCATCCTATCAATCTGTATTTGATCAGCTTTGCGTTGTTCTGTTCTGCGAGTAATCTCTTCTTGCTTCTCAACTTCTATTTGTTCAGGAGACTTAGGAGGTTGAAAAGCTGGCTTTACAGGTGGCGGTGCTACACCACCAACGACTGGTGCGCTTACTGGAGCAGTGCCTGCGGCGCCCGCTGAAGGAGTGCCTGTTGGTTCAGGCGTAAGACGTGACTCAGGACGCAGATAGCCTTTGTCATCATAGAACTTAAAGAGTGCCTGATAGTTACCAGTTTTCTTATATGCCTCACGAGCCGCCTTGTATTCTGCATAATCATCTGCATCCATCTTAATGGTTTCACGCAAGTCACCAACGTAAACATCACGAGTTTGCAAGCCAAATTTCTTGCGCTCAATGTCGGTCTTCTCAGCCTCAAGCCTAAGTTTGTCTTGTTCTTGTTGGCGTTTTTGCATACTGTCAAGAATTGAAATCAAATTCTTGTCACCAATACGTTTAGCCGCCCACATCAACTCATCAGTAATTGGTATACCACTTCTTGCGGCTTGCAATATTTGTTGTGATGGGGATAGGGGAACACCAGAGGCACCAGATGCAACTTGTACACCCTCAGATGGTGTAGGAGGAGCGCCAATAGATGGTGCTTGCGCGTTAGCCGCAAAAGGAGCGCCGCCCATAGGAGGCATACCGCCAGAGGGTCTAGCCATGCCGCCGCCCGGCAGTATCTGCTTCATTATTGCGTCGCCAGCCATCTGTTGCTTCATTTCCATCTCTTTGCCAAGCAACTCAACTTCTAACTTTTGGTTCTCTTTTTGGCGCAACATTTCTTTGTCAGCCGCCATACTAGCGCCCTCACCCGCATACCCTGCTGACTCACCAAATGAGCCAGTGCGTGTAGGCTTTAAAAAGCCAGCAGATGCCGCCATCATTACTGGGTCAAATAGTTGATTCTTTCTATTATCTAGACCTGCCCTCAAGCGTTGTATGACTTGGTTCATTGTCTCTCGTGTAGAGTCAATGTCTTCCATTGTCTTGGTGATGTAATCATTTATAGACGGAGCATCTTCTTGCTCCATACCAGAGGCGCGCGCACCTACATTGATGTTTCCAGCCGCCTGCTGTTGAGGAGGGGGAGCCTTTGGCTGTGGTGCCTGCTGTTGTGCAGACGCTTGACCTAATCCGCCTTGGGGTTGTAGTGCCATCTTTTACTCCACCAAATAACCGTTTGCATCGTACAAGTTGCCATTGCCATCATGGTAAGCAGGCTCACCTACTGAGCCGCCATCTGCCTTTTCCATAATGCCGCCGTCTTTGGCTGTTGGTGTTCTGAAGAACGAACCTAAGCCAGTTAACAGACCAGCAATTTGAGACAGGGGGCTGTTTGAATACGAGCCAGCATCAGGGCCAGTGTACTGTTGAACCTGACCCGTTGGGATATTTTGACCTCTAAGAAGTTGGGCATACTGTTGAGCCTGAGCCATTGGGTAGTCCAACATCTTTTGACCTTGAG